CGCATTGAGTTGGTCCCTGCTCTCTTTGAAACGCTCATAGGGAACAGGACCTTCATCTACATCAGACCCAGAACCTGTATCGCCGGTATCTTGCGAAGGGTCAGTTGCTTCAGAATCGGAGGACTGCGAAGCCCCCGTGGAGTCTAAACTCGTATCGCCTAAATCATCACTCATAATAAAACCTCACGTACTGGCTGTCGAGCCAGCGGTCGCTACCGTGAAGCAGCTTCAAAGCCAGATTCATAGTCGGGTCGTCCAGGGCCTCTTGTGCCAACGGCACCATTTAGCTCTGGAGTTCCACCGCCTACCAATCCAGCGGACGATCCACCTGGAGATGGACCGGGTGCCGGGGCACCACCTTCCGGTGCCTTGGGGGCACCACCCTGCGCCGGGGCACCCGGCGGCATTCCTTCAGCACCAGATTGCACATGCATCTGCCACCAGGGCTGACCCTGCTGACTCTGGCTTTCGGCATGATAATGCCAAGCCAGGTGCTTCTCAAACGCCTCCTGTCTTTCAACAGGAAGCAATCTAAAATCAATCGACTTCATATAGCTAAGGCACTCATCAATGTGAGTGATATGGTCTTCCCAGGGTTGAACGTCCTGGTCTTTGCCATTAGCCATCATGTGATTCTCTTCTCTAGCGTAGCGCCGGTCCTTATCCTCATCACCATAGATTGGGTCCATATCCCCAAACTCCATCATGCGACGAGCTTTTATCTGTGTCTGTGGATCGGCTGGGTCACCCAGGATACCCACTTGATACATCTGCATAATCTGCTCACGCCGGTAAGACGGGTGCTTCGGCAGCATTGAGTTAGCCATCACGCGCACACGAGTGTTCTTAATCTGTTCCGCGTGGAACGCAAACACCTCGACGCCTTGATTGCGGCCAACCACTTGAAGGGTCTTCTCAATGGGCATGTACTCACGCCACATCCACAACATACGCTCACTCAAGCGCTCAACAGCCATCTCAAGCTCTCGTACCGTAGGCCCAAGCTTTGTTGAATCAAGGTCAGACAGCAATCCGATTGCACGACCTGAAGTCTGAGCAGGGCTAGAACCTCGAGTGATATCCGAAACACCGCTGATGTTCTGGATGTGTTCGATTTGCTCCTTCTCAATCATCCGGTGCTCCGGTGATAAGGGAGGAGGAGGTAGCGGCTCAGGCGGTCTGGCAGCCGTGCGGTTGTAGAAGATAATCTCACCAGGCTCATCAGTAAACGCCTGACGGTCAACGGAACCCTTCTCGGCTCGCCACTTAGGCTGAGCATGTAGGTTCTTATTCTCAATCCGCTGGCTGATTGACTTGTTCAGTTCCTTCTGTGCTGGGATGGTCGGGTAAACCAGACCCTCTCCAGCAAATCGGCCAGGGACAGTGTTGTGTCTGATGCAAATGAAAGGAAGCTCACCGTAAGGCAGTGACTCCTGCTCCTCTAGAACAATGTCGCCAGCAATAAGGGCGTAATAGCCATCGGGGTGCCGGGGGCTTGGTTTCTCGAAGTACTCAAGAACCATTGTTCTGTCTGTGTTGGCATCTGATGTATCTGAGTTTTTAGCGAACTCACGAACAACCTGTTGACTGTATGAGTCCATCTCATAGGAGCTATCCGCATGAACGTACTTGCCTTTCTTGGGCCACCGCTCGCGAATCTCATCAATGTGCATCAGGTTTGAATGAATCATCCACCGGCAAGTATCCATGTCCTTAGCGCCTGGATCCCAACTCACCTCAAGTGGACTCAAGACATCAACCACAGGAAGGCCAGACTTCTTACGCTCCTCCTTGGTGACATTCTCCTCAACGGTCTCAATGCCCTCAAGGTACTCCATGGTCTGCTCAACGGTCTCTTCGAGATAGTCATCGCCAAGCGTATCGTCCCACCAGCACTTCAGAAACACAGTGCCGCTGACAGCCATCCACTTTACTGCCTCATGTATCTTCACAGGCATCTTCAACTCGTGCCAGAGATAGTCAAGAAGATGCTCACTCTGCCGTGCAGCTTCTATGTCATCATCATCGAGACTCGCTGGCGCACACATGAAGCCAGGTCGGTTCTCGGTAAGCTTGCCCGCTAAAGTCTCAACGGTCGGAAGTATGTAGTTCAGAACCATCCGAACGCGCCAAGCAGGAGGACTCTCATCCACCAGCAGGCGAGTCACCTTATTATAGCGAGACCACTGACGACCAGTATAAAAAGCCAATGATAACCATGACTTCTCCATGATAGTTTGTTTAGCTCTTTCCGCTAATCCAAACTGGTCCCTGACATACGTAGCCGATTCCCGCTCCTTGTCCGTTGGGGAATAGGTGGCCGAGTTTTGCTTCTTGGCATACGCATCACTGATTGGTCCTGAATAACTCATACTCTACGTGGAACCGCCTGTCCGTGGGGTTGGGCTTGTCCGTAGCTCGGGGCTTGTTGCTGTTGTATCTGCTGGCGACGACGCTGCTGTAGCATTAGCGCGGCACGCAGTCGTGGACTCATTGGCGCGGCCTGCGGCTGCATCCCCGGTGCTGGCCGTGGGGCCTGTTGGGTTGGCATTGTGGTATTATCTGATAGTCCTTGCTTGCGCTGTCGTTCTGCCAATAGTCTCAAAAGGTTTGGGTCAATGCCGCTGCCCTCATAGCCCGCGAAATTAAGATCGAGTGTCGGGATTGCCGTCCACTTCTTGCCAGGATCTAATTCAGCTATTGTTGCCATTACAGACCTGCCCTCGCCTTAGCGGCTCCTGCTAGACCACCGCCGGGGGCACCGCCGCCCGGTACTCCAGGGGGTCCCACGGGTGAAGGGCTTCCAGATATCTGCTTCTGTAATTCCTGGACAATTATCTGCTTTGCGCTGTCCGGTAGTTTCGACAACACGCGAAGCAAGTCGTCCAAGGAAGGTCCTTTACCGGGGCCGCCCATCGGAGGACCGCCGCCAGGGCCAGAAGGGGGTGGTAATTGAGGTAGTGGCATAATCGCTCCCTAGCCCGACAGGCTGTTTTGTATGTTTTTTGCTGCACCAAGGCGTATGTTCGCGGACTGACCAACACCTGGGCTGCTGCCTGGATCTCCCAGCCCACCAGAAGAAGGAGGGGAACTCGTCCCCGGCTTAAACGTTGGTTTAGGCGGCGTGTACCCAGGTGCCTCTTGCTGCTTATCACCAAACAACTCATCTAAAAGTGAGCCAACAATCGCACCAGCGATTCCAATAGCAGCGACACCAAGAGGACCCAGGGGAGCACCCATCATCGCGGCAGTTGGGGCCGCAGCGCCCATACCTGCTGTTGCTGCTGTCCCTGCGGCGATACCCGCCATTGGCCCAGCGGCCAAAGATGCTGCTCCCGCAAACGCAGGGGCTGCTGAGGAAACAGTGAGCGCCGGGAGCGTGGCGAGGCCGCCCGTCGTCATGCCAGAGCCAATCGCACTGCCAATAGTCCTACCAGATTTCTCCCAGAAGGTGCCAGGTGGCTTCGGGGGCTGATATCCTATACCAGGTGACTGCCATGATGATGGCGGTCTAAGTGTTTGGATGGTCATCGCCGTGCCTCTCTGGGTGGTTGACTGTCATGCTCCAGTAATCCTGCTCAAACTTACCCCGATGCTGAGCCTCAAACTCTTGCCAACGATTATCATAATCTTGGGATAAATCATAAAGCTGACGACGGCGCTCTCGAATATCTCGATTGTATATATATAGGGAGGCAGCGGCACACAGTGCGCTAAATGGCAAAAGCATAATGATTATAGCTATTTCCACCATACCCCCAAGTGTGGGTCCCGGTCTTCATCGTCAGCCACTATGAACTGAGCAACTGAATCCCGTGACAAGTCTTTCTTTCGCACTGGCTCCGATATTGCCGCATCTTCTATCAAAGAGTCAACATATATGGCAATGGCAATAGCAACAACAGCATCATCATGCTCACCGGGCATGGCCTCGCACCGCCCAGAGGATGTCTCAACAAACACCCGGCACTCTGACAACAGACGCTGTGAGTTAAAGGTGTGCGTGTCCAGCCGAAGCGCCTTGGCAATGGCCGCGATAATCGCGTCACGCTCACCCCTGGCCTGGGACTTGAACCCATACCTCATCGTCCAGTTACTCGCTCGGATGTTTCGCACATAAAGATTGTTGTAGCCCGAGTTGAGTATCTCTTTGACAACAGCGAGGCCACAACCATCAATCTCTGGGACGAGCAAGGCTCCGTTGTAAAACAGCGCAGCCAACTCTGACTGTTTAGCCACAATATCGGGCGGGGTTCGGGCGTAATACTCTGCGACCTGCACTCGCTCATTTCGGTCCAGAACTTGGATGCAGCTAAAGTCTCCATCCTCGACTCCATGAGCCGTGTCCACAGAGACGATGTACTCGTGTGTTGGATCGGGTCTGTGGTAGATTTGCCAGTCATCGCGTCCAGGCTCCAGTATAAGCTCATCATTGAAGCGCTCGCCAGAGCTTTCTATGTTGTTGGCTGTGGATAACACCTCCAAGCGCTCCTGAATGATGCGCTGTGGAAAAGGACTTCTCGAGCTAGAGGTGAAGGCTATCTGAGGCGACAACGGATACTCCGTATCAAAGCGGATAATATCACCGCCAAACTTAGTCGCTACCGTCTGCACCGCCCACTTCACCCGCTCAGGCGGTAGGTTGAACTCCATCGCCCGCTTAGCCCACACCTCGTCATACCCAAGCTCAGTCGCGATACGCCAGAACAACATGTCGTCACTCTTCTTATGGGCGAGCCTCATCCGCTTATCCAACGCCGTGTCGGTTATGTCTCGCGGGAGGATGTATCGGTCGTGGTCTTGCCATCCGAAGAAGACGGCTTTGTAGATGTTTCCCGGCTCATCTCGATAGGCTTGCCAGAACCGGGTATAGAAAGCTCCGCTGGCTCCGTTGGCCGTGGACTCCATGAAGACGTAAGTACCAGCCACGTCTGCAACCGCTGCGAGTTGTGCCTGCAAGGCATCTTCGTCAGTAGTTGTCCTTCGACGTTTATGCCACAGAGCGACCTCGGACAAATGTAGAAAATCCCACGTGGAGCCACGGGCAGCATCAGTGCTTCCCTGGGTTTGTATCTGGTATCGTGCGCCATGGTTCCACCGTATTGAATTACCTATCATCTTCGCCGGGGCCACCAGGTTGACCGCCTCAGGCAAGTTCTCCTGATAGCGCTTGATGATATGGAATATCTCTTTGGTCGAGTCAGACAAGTGGGCGATACACATTGCGTTTGCTTGCTTCTTGAACTGGCAATGATGATGACCCAGGGCCTTGAAAAAGGTTGTGCCTCCCACTTGCCGACTCTTTAGATCAATAATTCTAACAGGTTTTCGCTGAGATTCCATCTCTTCTATAAGACAAATCAACGTCTCCTGCTCCCCATTAAGTGTCAACGGTGATAGCCGGTATGAGTCGCCAACAAGCGTGCGTATCTTCAAGCAGTTCTGAAAGTAGAATCGCCGGTCATGCTTACACCGCTCCCAGAACTCACGGAACTGATAGGCTTCTTTGGAGATGCCGCCCATGGGTTACAGGGGAGTCCCATGGACGGCGGAGGAAATATGGTAAGTCGCTAGTACAGGAAGATGGTTTGAAATCCCTGAAGACTTTACATCGCGAAGGTAACACATCATGGAATCATCGGTACAGATTTCTTACGTTCTCTCTGAACCCCTTGTTTTTTCACTAGTTTCTTCAGCATCTTCTGTGGAAGACCTGTGTTATCTGATATCTCCCGGTAGGTCAAACCCGCCTGATACAGCGCGACGGCAGCAGATTCATTGGTTGCGATAGCCGTGAACTCCGCTTTGGCCTGAACCACTTGGAGATTTGTCTCCAGGTCGTCACCTGATGAGAACGGGTCCCATGAATCCACGGGGCTAGAGATGCTCTGGGCCTGAGATACAAGCTCACCAATGTCCTTACGGGCCTTTATATAGAGGTTTACCCCTTTTAGGTTCTGAGCGAGAACGATGTAATCACCGCCTGCGTTGTTGACCGCATCTTCGAGCATCATGCCTGCACTCTGCGCTGATTGTGTGTAGTATGTTGCTAGGTCTGGCAGACTGTTGTCAGTCGTGGTAAGTTGTTCTGAATCTGTCATACATGGAGAGTAAGCCACATGAGTAAGAAGAACAAGAAGAACAACAAGGAGTGGGCATCGAGTCCTGCTCCACAGATACAGACGCCAGTGCCGGTGAAGCGGTCAAGTACCATCACCGTAGACCGCACGGTACACAAGCTTTTGACATCAACAGCGGAGCGCAACCGTGTGAGTGTGGGTGTTCTTGTAGATCTCTCCGTACAAGCAATGCTCGGTTCCATTGAGACCTACGGCTACGAGCCAACGAACCTTATCAACGCCGAAAGAAACCCAATAGACGGCTCCATAGAAGGACCCACGGTAACAATACCAGAGAAAAGCATGGAAACTATCAGAGCTATCGCCCTGTTCTTCGGCGCAAAGACCTGTGACATCCTCAGAGACGCTATACTCGGACAACGATACAACTGGCAACGACTTCAACCCGTCAACGCCAGAAGCATGAGTTCCATCAGACTGCAAATGTTTGAACTTGAACAACTCGGCTCACATAACCGCTAAGTACTTCCAATACAGAAGCAAATATGAAAGAATTCCCTCTAAGAGGGTCACGCGAAAAACAAAGACGGCGGCGTCAGACGTATGACGTCTTCCTTCGCCCGTTATCTGTTCTGGATAAAAGCTCACACCATACCGCTACCCACAGAGTCCCGCCCCAAAAAGCCCTTTTACCGAAAATTGAGAGATAATGTCTTACATCATAGAGAAAGGAAAATGCCGCACCCGCCTAAGGTACCCCCCCCATCACCGAAAATAGAGGTCAATTGCAGAGCAGTACAGCGTTTAGACGGTATATTCAGCACCTCGTCGGCGGACCTAGGCCACTAAGATGTTGGCTCACAATCGCTGCACTGCGCCGCTTTTTACACCGTCCCG